CCCTAAGCGGGCATTCAAGGATGTAGATATTCGGCGTGATTTAATACAGAAGCCTATAAAACTGGATGAAAATGCTTCTGTGTTTGATGTGTTCGAAGCTATGCAGGGTGACTATCAACCGGGACGCCAGTATTCCCGCCAACCAGAGAACATTCCTAAACCCCCCATGACCGAGGAAGCTCGGGACGAGATGTTCGCCGCTCTCCTGCGGATGGACGAGGGGATGTTCCGTGGCGAGCCAGCTGGTCGTTATGCTGGGGGCAGCATCAACATCTACCGCCACTGGTCCGCGAACCACAATGAAGCTATGGATGTCTTGGACATCATCTACAATGCTACCAAAGAACAGGTGGACAAGGCGCGTGGGGTTGGCAAGACGAACTATGAAGTGACCAAGGAAGCGATGAAGGATGCTAAGGCGAACCCGCCTACCGTCCTCAGCACTCGCAACCTGCTCAAGCGGATGAAGGACATAGACGTAGATGTCACCCGGCACCGCATGGGGCTGATGTACACCGTCCAGCGGCTTATCGCTCTCAAAGCGAAGCTCCTTGGGGACGATGTAACCGATATGGACGTAAAGAACTACAAGGACTGGATGGAGTTCACCGCAGAGTACGAGAAGAACATGGCTGGCGTGGCGTCTTGGGCTGGTAGGCTGTTGCAGTCCTTCAAGATCTCCGTGCTGGCTACCGATATCGACAAGGTTACCACCATAGACGAACTCTTCAAGATCGTCTCTAAGAAGAAGGGCAGTCCGTGGGGGCACGGCTATGTCGAGCTGTTCAAGGGCTGGATGTTCATGCGCAAGTCCTCCCAGATAGCTAACCTCGTGGGTAACATCCTGAACCCTATCAGCAAAAGCATAGAAGATATGTTCACGGTTGGATTCGGGAAAGTCTATAGCTCAGAAGACCGTATGACTGCTATGGAAGCAGCTGCTGGGGTTGTTGGCAGAGCTGCTGCCGTACCCAATGCTTTGTCCTACAACTGGGATCTGGTGCATAAGAGCATCGACACGTTCCACGAAGATCCAACGGTAGACGGGTTGGTGAAGGCTGAGAAGATCATCAACTCTAACTCTGTCAACCCCTATCAGGATAGATGGGGTGGGCAGGACCAAGCATTCTCCTCCAAGACACTCTATGGTCCTATGGACCCGAATGCTACCGCTATGGAGAAGATCATAAGAAAGTCACTCGATCTCCTCGGGGTTGCCTCTCGGGTTTCACTCCAAGGACTCGGGCTGGCCGACAACTTCTTTCGAGAGGTTGGCTACCTCCCCGCCGTCCGACAGATTGCTGTCAGGGAGGGGCTGAAGAGCGGCTTAAGAGGGGATGAGCTGAAGGCTTACCAAGGCAACATGGTTCAGGCGCACCAGCTGCTCTACGAGCAGAACTTGCGCCCCCTCACGGAACTTGAGAAAGAGATGGTTGACCGTTTCGTGGGAGATGGGAAGTACCACGAGGAGGCGTTGGGTGAGGCTGCTGAGGCCGTGTACAACAGGGACTGGAAGGGCAGGACAGGCATAGTAGGTGAGCTGTCCGTGGCACTCAACAACATACTCAACACCTCTTCCGCTGGCCCACTGCTCACCGTGGGGCTGTTCCCCGTCTTCAAGACGCCCATGGAACTCCTGCGGTGGAGCGTACAGCACACCCCCATCTTGCACAAGTTCAGCAAGACGATGCGGGACGATATATCTGCAGGGGGCCGTCGCAGGGATAAGGCATACGCCAAACTTGCGTATGGAACTATGCTCTACGTCTTAGCTAGCACGATCTACTTTAATGGTCAGCTGGCTGGCACTCCTGACAGCGATCAGAAGGCAGTCAACAGGACTGCTAGGATTCAGCCGAACTCGGTCAAGATCGGTGGTTACACCTTCGACTACACGGCGTTCCAGCCACTAGCTGCTATGTTCTCGCTGGCTGCTAACTCATGGTATGCGCTCCAGAACTCCTACGGTGCAAGTGAGGCCGGGGTGCATATCTTCGACCAGACGATCCCCTTTGACCAGATCAGCAACAAAGGATTGCAAAAGGGGGATGCTCTGGCAGCCTTCTCCAGTGATCCGAAGGACTGGAAGGAGATAGAGAAGACTTGGGGTACAGGCGGAAGTCATTGGAAGTTCGATGAATTTAGGAACTTCATGTACCTGTCCTTCCTCGCCATGTACGCCGATGCCCCGATGAACAAGGGCTTCAAGGACATGATTGACTCCATGCGCGGCATCACTGGAGCTGAGCGTATGGTGAAGAATAAGGTTCCTACCCTCCTCCCCTTCAATGGGCTTGTATCTGAGATTCAAGCTGCTAGAGACCCGCTGAAGCGAGAGGTGCTCACCGCTTGGGATGCGATCAGGAAATCGTATTCCCCTCAACGGCTGCGTCCTGAGCTAGACCCGATCTTTGGTCACGTCATCCCTGTCCATGCTCGACTCGGGGGTGTCATCAAGACCACGAAGATCGCTGAGGGTCCAGCTGCTCAGGAACTGGTCCGGTTGCAGGTTCCTATCTCCGACATGGATCGAAAGACCCTGAAGGGGGTGGAGCTGAGTGATGAGCAGGGCTACAAGCTGTTGGAGAACGTAGCCCAGCTAGGTCTTAAGGAGTACATGGACGATCTTGTTCAGTCAGACTTCTACAAGAATATGCACGGTGCAGTGGGCAGCGTCCAGCCCGGAACTCAAGGATGGTACTTGAAGCAAGTGGTTGATATGCACAGGCGCATCGCAAAGACGTACCTGAGCATTGAAGACGACAACAAGATCCTAGAAGAGTCCATCCGTAAGAAGATTCTCGACATACCGCCCTCAGCGATCAACAACGGGGAAACCCTCGGCTGGGGCAGATATATCAACACGCTCAATGAATAGGAGTCCTAATTGGATAAGCAGGTAATCATCGACCAGCTCAAGATAGACGAAGGTTTCTCTGCAAAGTCCTTCTGGGATTTCAAGCAGTGGACTTGGGGCTACGGGACGAAAGCTCCCGGTGGCCCCGGTCTACCCATCACGGAGGAAAAGGCAGAAGCTGAGCTTTCCGAGCGAGTGGATCAATCAATCCGAGAGTTTGGTGTAGTCTTCGCCAACACCCCCACCAGCATCAACGAGGTGCGGGAACATGCGTTGGTGAACATGCTCTACAACCTCGGGATGAAAGGGCTGCTCAACTTCAAGAGAACGCTAGCAGCTATCGACGCTGGCAACTGGAAAGCAGCAGCTAACAGCGCAAAGGAATCCCTCTGGTACAAGCAGGTCACCAAACGAGCAAAACGAATCTGCAACGAATTAGAGAAAGGGGAGTGATCTTGAATGCCGTATAACTCAAGGGTCTACTACACAGGGACCGGGAGCGAACAGAACCTTTCCGTCACGTTCCCTTACCTCGACATTTCCCATGTTCATGTGTACTACGCTGGCGTCCGTCAAGAGGACACCGATTGGAGTTGGCTAAACTCTTCCACCATCACTCTGACAGCCCCAGCCGGGGTTGAGGTAGAGATTCGCAGGTCAACCCCCATTGATGCCCCTCTCGTAGATTTCACCAACAATTCCCTCTTGAATGAGGACGATCAGAACATGGCGACACTCCAGTCCCTCTATCTGATTCAGGAGGGGGCGGATGTCTCCGTGCTCATCGAGGAAACCATCGCTGTCGTGGGTGACACTGCCATCGCCTTCTCGATGGACAATGGTGAGGTCACCATCGACACAGGGACGAAGACGCATCTCGTTATCCCGTTCGACTGCGACATCGTGGGGGCGTATCTCCTAGCTGGGGCCACCGGGAGTATGCAGGTTGATGTGTGGGTTTGTCCCTATGCGGATTTCCCTCCCACTGACGCAGACAGCATTGTGGCATCAGCCCCGCTGGTGCTGAGCGATGCGGTCAAGTATCTGGACACCACCCTGACGGGGTGGACGATTCGGATCGCTGCCGGGAGTGTCATCACGATCAATGTGGATAGCTGCACGACGATCACCAAGGCGTCGGTAGTTCTCAAGGTGACACGGGTGCAGGTATGAGTTGGCAGTTTGAACCTCTGAATCAAACGTACAGAACCTACCAATCACTCTTTGCCGCCCCCAACGGGGATATTTATTGCGGGACATCTACTGCTCCCTATGTTTATCGAAGACCCTCTGGGGAGAGCACGTTCCTTGAACTAGAGTCTGCTCTCACCTCCATCGGTGGTCTGGCTGGGGTTGGGGCAGATGTCTATCGTTCCGTGAACGGGGGTGGTTCTCATGCAATCCAGAAGAGGACAGGCGGGGCGGGAGCGTTCGTAGATTACAACACGAACTCCGACCGTAGTAGCACGACAGGGATGGTGTACAGCCCATACTCCGGATATATGTATTACGTCACCTATAACGGGGCGGGAGTGTACCGATTCCTTCCCGGTGGTGCTTCCTCTCAGGGCGTGCAGGTCTGGGACGGTCCACATCAAATTTTCCATATAGCAATCTCCACTGCTGGCGATCTGTACATAACCACATGGACAGGAAACGGGCCGGGTGGGAGTAGCACTGGCTACTGCTACAAACAGGTGGGTGAGAGCGGAAGTTTTATCACACTCTCCGACGCATTCCCTGAAACGGTGGATGGAACCTCCGCTTGGATGGGGGTTGGAGCAGCCAAGAACGGGGATGTGTACATCTCAGATGGCTCCTACATCTACCGGCAAGCTGCGGGGGAATCTCTCTTCTACAGATTTCAAACACTGGCATACGTCAGAGCTTTTAGTGGAGCCGATGACGGGTCGGTCTACGCATGTGTCAACGCAGGAGACATCTACATGCTGCGGTCTCCAGTTTCAAAGCTTAAACATTACGCCCAAATAATCGGATAGGTGGTGGTGACGTGACTCATGACGAAATCAAGTATGCCATAGCCGAAGGCATCAATGCTGCCTTCAAGAACCCAGAACTGCATTGTCGGTACCGGATCGCCTCAGAGCAGCACGACGATGACCACAGAGCTCTCCAGCAGTTCCTCAGGAACATGGGGAAGATCAGCGACATCAAGTTCTTCGTGATCCGTTGGGCTGTAATCGCGGTCCTCTCGATCATCGCTGGATGGACTGGTGTGGGGATCGTGCAGTCGATTAAGGGTTAATCATGCGCAAATTACTGTGTGCAGTTCTATTCATGTCTGCATTGTTATTCGGTTGTGCTTCCGCACCGTCACCCAAGGTGACCCCGGTGGTCTCCCTCAGGGACATGATCTGCGCCGAGGACAACACATTTTGCTTTGACAACCAAGCAACGGTAGAGTTCCGTGCGAAGAAGAATCCCAACTTGAACTACTTCTATCTCTGGAGGATTTGATGAGTATTCTGGCAGCAATCCCTATCATTGGGAATGTCCTCGACAAGATCTTCGGTATCGTGGACAAGGTTGTGCTGGACAAGGATGCAGCTGAGAAGCTCAAGGCCGATATCCAGATGGAAGCTCTGAAGCTCGACTACGGGGCTTTCGAAGCTGAGATCAATGCTCGTGCAGGAATCATCACGGCTGAGGCCAAGGGTGATTCGTGGATGCAACGCAACTGGAGGCCGATCCTGATGCTCAGCATCGTCTCCATCGTCGTGAACAACTATATCATCTTCCCCTACGTTGACCTGTTCGGCTACAAGGCTATGGTCCTCGATCTCCCCGACCGGATGTGGGGACTCATGGAGATCGGCGTCGGTGGTTACGTTCTGGGTCGCTCAGGAGAGAAGATAGTGACGCAAGTGTTCAAAAACAAAGGAGGTAAAGAGTAAAGATGAACATTTCAAAAGTTGTTTCAGCCGCGCAAGACAAAGCTTTTAGCATGTTGGGTGTAGACGAGTTCTGGCCCAATGCGGCGATGACCGCCACCTGTGAACGTGTGGTGGGCCAGCGAGTGTCCAAGGGTGCAAACTTCTCAGTCGTTGACGCCATCCACGCTATTGGTCTCGGTGAAGCCGAGACTCTCTACGACGCCATCCCTGAGGTTTCCCGTGCAGCCACGGGTGGACTCAGTGAGGTTCAAGTTCTCGTTCCCGGTCTCGGGTACTCCGTGGGCGATCTGCTCACGCTGGCTCAGGCCGGTGGGAGTGAGGCTGATGGTGTAGTCAAGGTCACCCAGATCTACGGAAACGGCGCCGTCAGAACGGCAGTGGTCACTACGCCCGGGACTGCTTATGCCCTCGGTGTGACCGCCACGGTCGGCGCTGGTGGGACGACTGGTTCTTCGGGTGCAACCTTCACGGTCATCAGCGTGACCGGAACCCCCACAGTGGACAATGAGACGATCACCATCCCCGGTCTCAATACGGCTCTCGCCGTTCCGGGTGCTACCTACAAGGTCTATGTCCACGGGTGGGAGTACATCCTCGCCACCGACTACACTCGCTCTGGCGATGATATCACCTTTGTTCAATCAGCGACCACTGGGCGACTGCTTGAGGTTTCAATGCAGGATGGTGGGTCTGGGTTCATTGTAAACGAAACCATCGCTGTAACGCAAGCTGGTGGAACGGAAGCCGGTGCTGTCATCACAGTTGATTCCGTTGATGCTGATGGAGCGATCCTCACCTACCACGTCTCCACCGCTGGTACAGCGTATGTCAAAGGTGTCGCATTGGTTGAAGGAGCAACTTCAGGCGACGGTGTTGGTTCTCTCTTCACCGCAATCCGCACCTCCGCGTGGCCTGAGGAGAACCAGAAGGTCAAGGTTGTTGTCACCCCGGCAGTGGATGCTTATACATTCGCTTGCCCGACCGCATGGACTGCCAACGAGGAGTCTAACTCGACCGGCGCACTGGTTGTGTTGGCGACTACCGGGGCAGAAGAGGCTTACGAGGCCCTCACCGTCACGACTCACTACACCCTCGCAGCAGAGGTGATTACGTTGACGGCTGCAGGTGTAGCCCTGCTCACCGCTGGTACGGACAACCTCAAGATCACCCACACGTTCGCCAAGTGGAACAAGATCCCTACCTCCTACGTTATTGGGGCTGGGGAAACTATCAAGGTGTGGGATGGTGCTGCAGTCCTCCCGGCAGACGCCGACACTCTCAAGACCCTCACTACCCACTATGTCGTGACCGATGCAACCGTAGTAACCCTCGAGGATGCGTATGCTCCTTCTGTTGGGGTTGTCGTTACGGTAGTGCTCAGGTCTCCATCGGTGGTTATCGCTGCGGGGGACTTCCTTGCATTCGTTTCCACCCACGGTGGGTACAACTACCGCCAGTTCGTTCCGACTGCGGTTGCTGCGGGTGTGGTGCTGTATGGCTAAGACCAGTGAGGCTGCACTTAGCAGCTTGCTAGACGCGACAATAGTAGACCTCACTGCTAGGGTGAAGTCTGGTGAGGCGACCTCTGGGGACTACAAGAACATCATCCAGCTCCTCAAGGACAACGGGATCACCTGTGAGATCAAAAAAGGGAGTCCCTTTGGTGAATTGGTGGAGTCTCTTCCCTTCACTGCGGAATCCGATCAGAAATATCAGTAAATCTAATGGGTTAGCCCATCTATCAGTAAAAAGGTAGGTGGGCTACCCCCTACCCGTGGGTCATTTCCAGAAATGGATTGATTCTAGGGCATTCTACGGCCTCGTATGAGGCACATCTGCACCACAACCACGAGAGGAATACTGATGGACGCCATTTCTACCCAGTGGGCACCCTTGTCCCCGCTGGTCAAGCGCACCAAACACGATCGGATCGAACATGGGAAACCGGGGGTATGGCGTGGCTAAAAAAGGCACTTCTGCATCACAATGCAGCCCGGATATGGAAAAGGTGCTCTCAGACTTCCGAAACTTCCTCTTCATCGTCTGGAAACACCTCAGGCTGCCCTCTCCGACCCCGTTGCAGTACGAGATAGCTGATTATCTGCAGAATGGTCCAAAACGGCAGATCATCGAGGCGTTCCGGGGGGTTGGTAAGAGTTGGATTACGTCAGCTTACGTTTTGTGGAGGTTATTGCGTGACCCCAACGAAAAGTTCCTCATCGTCTCCGCTTCCAAGCAGAGATCGGACGACTTCTCCATTTTCACGCAGCGTCTCATTACCGAAATGCCCATTCTGCAACACCTCGCGCCCACCGACGATCAGAGAAGCTCTAAGATCGCCTTTGATGTGGCTCCTACACGAGCTGCTCACGCTCCATCTGTAAAATCGGTAGGTGTCTTCGGGCAGATGACGGGTTCTCGCGCCA